AGCTTGCATCTGCCGTTGCAAGCGGCCCTGTGAGCCTCACGGTCCCTGGCACAGTGTTGGCCGAGGAGGCAAAGCCTCTTGTAAAGAAGAAGGTACTGAAGACCGCTAAGAAGGCAGTAGCAGAGACAGTTGTTGAGCCAGTGGCTGAGGTGATCACTGATACCACTTCTGAGCCTGAGCAGCCCGAAGCAGAGGGTACTGAGCTGCCATTCAAGCTCGGAGGCACCTCCTACATCCGCATTGGGGTTGCCAACGGCACAGAAGAGCCCCGCTGGCTCTCAAATGATCTCTGGGTGAGTAAGCGTGGTGCTCGTGGCTCCTACATGGGCGAGCTCTTGGAGGACGGTACAATCAATACAGATGCTGAGGAGCCACCTGTGGTGAAGCACGGAGCCTGGGCATAATTACAGAATACACAAACCAAAAAAAAGAGCACATGTCTGTGCCATTTTTTACTCTAGAGTAAAATTGAATATATCATGCATACAACGGGTAGTACTAGATATGATGTACGCCATATCAAATACCGAGCTAGTAAGTTCAACTGGCAAAGAGGCTGCAAGGCTTATTACTCCGAACTACGTTAGTATAACCAAGAGTGAGATGTTGAAAGCAGGTGTCATGTGGAAACTGAATGATTGGATTGAGCTAGTAGAGTGTACAGATGATCATGTCACTCTTCCTGATACGACATTTTCATCGTTAATCGTACCATCCATACCCGAATCTCTCTTAAGCTTACCACCCCTACCAGAATCTCCCAAAGAGGAGGCTTATACACTTGGTAGCAGACTTTACTGGACAGTTGATAAGGACAACTATTGTATTGCGGTAGTAAGGGCCGCGGGGATCTTCCAGGTCAAGAGGTGTGATAGGTCTCTGGTGGAAATGGAGAGGAAGGGGGGTAAGGCCATTGTTAAGAGGAGATTCTTTGCAGACTTCCACAGCTGGAGGGAGACCCTTCAAGAGGGTGGTACCTTGAATGTATCTAAGTAAAATTGAACTTGCCACAGCACTACCATTTTTTACCATTATATCATGTCTCTTGCATCAGGAAATACTCTTCAGCCAATGCGCATGGGTAGCATTATGGCTACAACAGGGACAGGAACAGTTGAACCACGTAAGAGTGGCTATGTTCCTCCTCACATGCGATCGGGCGACTCAAAGGAGTCTACCAACCCCATTGGTATTACCATCACAGAGAAGAGCTTTCCTACAATGGGTTCTGGACCTGTAGCGGTTCCTCTGAGTACAAAGAAGCCAGCCATTAACTTCAGGAAGGCTGCAGAGGCTGGGATAGAACACGAGAGGTTGAGCGAGGAGGAGAGGAATCGTGTTCCTGAAAGCGATCTGGACAAGATGTCTACTCAAGAACTATACAAAGCTGGATGGGATATTATTCATCTGGGCAGGCACAACTGTGCTTATCAAGATGAATTGTCGGAAGTAGACTACGAAACTCCAATCGGCAACATTGAATGTGTGAATATCCTTGAGACAATGGATGCTGAAATGGAGGCCTACTTCCTTTCGTGCCTCAGGCAGGACTATCGTTCACATGCTACCTACAAGAAGAAGACCAGGAGTCAACCTCAACCTCTTGATGATGCATGTATGAGGGGTGCTAAGCTCTTCAAGGAGCGCAATGCATTATAGGGTTATAGCTTATCTAAAAGCTTAGGATTCATGTGAAGCAGAACGACTGTCACACCCAGCATGATTATGTAGATAAAGAACTCAATTAGCTTAGACGGCCCTGCTATCATATCAATTACTATATACGCAATTCCCCATATTGCAATCCACCAGAACTGGATTATAGTCAGAAAAAATAGGAACGTCATGCTTTGGTACGGATGAACCGTTTGGTACGGATGAACCGTTTGGTACGGCTGTGCCATTTTTTCGGAAGGAGGTACGTTCATATCTAATCTGAGACAATGTTAATATTCGTCTGCCTCCTGCAGAAGGTCGTGAGATCCATATTCCCTTTCAAGGAGGGGAGGCGGTCTCTAGGACACCACATTGTATTGATGATCTCAGAAGTGTCTTCTGGTCTAGTAGTGTACTTCTCGTCAACATTGAATACGAAGTACGTGCCTCCAGAGTTTGACTTGTTAGACTTGAATCGCTTCTCTACATAATTCTGTGTCACGGGAATTACTATCCCAGTCTCTTCCTTCAACTCCCTCAGTGCCGCAACAAGAGGGGTTTCACAGCTGTGGCCATGTCCCTTTGGAAAGGACCACTTCATGCTAAGCCTTCCTTGCACTACTAAGATGCAATCGTCGGGCGACACTAGGATTACTCCATAGACATGTGAAGATATGCAATGCGTTCTTGGTATGTAGTTTTGAAATGCTCTAGGGAACGACATTTGCTGTAAGAATAAGGGGTTAACTTAGCTGGGTTAAATGTTTGGTTCAACTTTAACTTTATGAATATGGCGGGTTCCAACCAATACTCCTCTGAACAATGGGTCTCGTCAAAGCTACAGTGTGGTCTGGGCAACCGTCTGTTCCAGTTAGCCGCCGCACACAAGATGGCAGATACCTGGTTTATCCCTCTTATATTTGCAATGCCATATTGTTCTCCTTCGGAACACGGGGATTTCAATACTATATTCAAGCTGTTTCCAGATATCCCTAAAGTCTGGAATGCAGCTCCAGAAGTCTCTATAGAACAAAGAGCTGTGTTCCAATACGAGCCTCTGCCTGCACTCCCTCCTGCTAATAAGATTATCTTGAAGGGCTTTTGGCAAGCAGGCGAATACGTATTAGACTCTTTGAAACCCTCCTGGGAAGCCGTACCAGACAAAGATGCCCTCCTGAAAAGGTGGAATCTTGAGACTAAATTGCAGAAAGCTAAGACAGCCTTCTTACACGTGCGCCTTGGCGACTATAAGCTGTTGCCACACCACCAAGTGAACCTATTATCTTACTTTGACACCTGTATCAAGCGTTTCCCAGAGGATACTCGGTTCCTTGTCTTTACCGATTCACCTGAAGAAATAAAGGCGCTTCCTGTGTTCAACGACCGGTGTGTATTCGTGCAGGAACAAGATGAATACAAGGCAATGTATCTTATGTCACGCTGCTGGGCCGGAGCAATATGTGCTAATAGTACATTCTCTTGGTGGGGAGCCTTCTTTGCTAGGCAATTAGCAGCTGAAGAGACTCTTGAATTCAGAGCATATATGCCATCTAAGTGGATGGCTATATCCTCTGAACCTACAGAAGCAATATATCCCCCTTGGGCAACAGTGATCTCTGTGCAGGCTACAGAGGATTTAGGTCCAAAATAAAATTGAAAGCCCTGCTATCATAGTGTACTGTAACACCCAATAGCAAATAATATGTCTCTCCCTGAAGCAAAGAGCCTTAAGCAAGCCTGGAAAGATTCGGTATATCATGACCACCAAGAGTTTGGTATCCGCTGGATGCTACAGTGCGAAGAGGTGGGTTACGCGATTCCTGAAACAAACCATGTTGTCCGAGGTGGAATCCTGGGTGACAAGATGGGTGTGGGTAAGACAATCCAGTCAATTGGCTTGATCATGAATGGTGATGGCCTTAAGAACCTTGTAGTAACGCCTCTTGCTGTGCGTGGCCAATGGGAGTCCGAGTTCCGCCGCTGCGATGTGAACCTCTACTTGCCATCTAAGTCCGGTGCACAATGGTACCCCCAAGAGCCTATCGTAGCTGGAAGGAGGGAGGTATATCTTGCGCACTACGACAAAGTTGCAAACCAGCCAATCTGTCAAGGCGTCTACTACGACCGCATTATCTTGGACGAGGCTCACACGATTCGCAATTCCGCAACGAAGAAGGCGCAGTCAATCTTAGATATCAAGGCCAAGTATAAGTGGGCATTGACCGGTACTCCAGTAACAAATAGCATGGAAGACTGCACGACCTATCTTAAGTTTGTGGGGTTCCCTACAGGTCCCGGCAAGAGGTGGCTGGATTCCTATAACGAATGGGCACAGAACGTCTATCTTTCCAGACGCCTTGTGGAGTGCCCCTTGAAGGGAGATTCTATCATCCCCCCCACCCCCTTGGAAGAGGTGCGTCTGCTTAACTTTACGAGTAAGGAGGAGGAGGCAGTCTACAGTGGCATTTACAAAGATGAAGAGTGTAAGTGGAGGAACGCCCAAGCAATGCAGGGTAACAATTATAATCTGGAAATGTTTGCGATCTTGCTGCGCCTCCGTCAAGTCAGCGTGAACCCCCAGATCTATATTAAGGCTCGCAAGAACGAGGCATTTGGCTGGTCTGGACCCGAGTTCCACGAAGTTAGTAGGAAGTTTGACGAGGTTGCCTTTCTTATGAAGGATGCCCACGAGGCTGGAGAGGCACATAAGTGGATTGTCTTCTGCCAGTTCCACGAGGAAATGGTGTTAATGGATGCCTTCTTGAAGGCACACCCTTTCGTGGGTCAGGTACTTCAATACCACGGTGGGATGTCAATGAAGGAGCGCGAGGCGACCCTCAAGGAGAGTCGCTCTGCCCCCCAGGAGAATGGTAGCAAGCAGGACGTGTTCTTGATCCAGCTAAAGGCTGGTAGCACGGGTCTTAATCTTCAGCAGTATGATCGCATTATATTTGTGAGTCCCTGGTGGACCCCTTCAGAGATGGAGCAGGCCAAGGCACGCGCGGTACGTATTGGCCAGAAGAAGGTTGTGAAGATTTATCAGCTGCAGCTTAAGACCGAGGAGCAGTTCAACATTGACAAGTTCATGATGGATAAGGTCTTTGTGAAGAAGGAGCTGGCAGACCAATTTGAAAGCTGGTCTGTTCACCTCAAGCCTGTGAGCTCGTAGGAAATCTAATATACCACCAGATGGATAAGCTCCCCGTGAACCCAGGATCAAGCAGTCTTTTTTTATTAATTGCGTTATTTGCAGCTATGGCTGTCGGTATTGTTGCATATATGGTTCTTATGCGCAATAAGACCGTAGCATCCGGCAATTGGGAGGGCTTTCAAGGACCAACTGTAGGTGTATCTGATATCAAGTGTGGACAAGAGTCTTCTTTTGCAGTAAGGCTTTCTGAGATGTTTGCTAGTAAAAAGTCAACTACGGGAGACGGAGAGGCTGATCTGGCTGAATTTAAGCTAATTATCTCCAAGCTCTGCTGTTTGAAGCATGATTTAATGAGTACCGCTCAAGTGGTTCAAGCGACACTCTATCTGCCTTTCAACACAGCTCATGACCGCGAAAACCCAGGAGATACCGCTGCCCGCTGTTTCACTAAATCCTTGCCTCCTCGTGATCTGGAGATTGCATTTCAGACATGGGTTGACAGGGCACTCTTACTTCTCGACCGTCTCTGTACTTCCTACAACTTTTCCTCTGATGAGGAAAAGGAAGCCAAGGAGAATTTGCTGAGTGTCTGGTCTGACACATATGATATTGCAAAAACAGTATGTGTTGCTGGGAAACCACCTCCCATCACTTCTTCTGGATCTCCTAGAGACCCTAAGGCGTTCACACCCGAGCCTGTAACAGGTCTAGGCCCTTATACTGGATATTATTAGACCACGTTTGTTTCCTTTTGCTTCTTAACCTTTTTTACAGGGACCGTCCCACCTGCCGCAATAATGGCAGCCTCCTTCTGAAGACGTAATTGCTTACTCTTACGAGCCCAGGCCCAGAATTCGGGTGTTCCAAAGGCAGGCTTCTCTCCTAGATCGCCCTCTGTGAGTGGCTTCTTCTTTTCCTCCTTTTTAGCTTTTTCATGTAGCTGTTCAATGACTTCGTCAGTCTCTCCCCTCGCAAAAGCATCAAGACATGCTTTTGTGACGGAGCAATCTTCCCAGAATACAGCCAGTTCCTTGTTCTCTCTCTCCAATTCCTCTTTGTACCACTTGATATCTTCTTCTGTCACAGTTGTACCCTTACTATCATAGTAATCTCGTAAAATCAAGAAGGCCTCCGTGGCTTTTGATTCCCTGTCTGTGATTACGTAGTCTGCCTCTGGTATTACTTGCTTCTTAACCTTGAATATCTTCTTTGGCTTTATCGTAACAGCAGTCTCTAGCACAGGAGTCTCTACCACAGGAGTCTCTACCACAGGAGTCTCTACCACAGGAGTCTCTACCACAGGAGTCTCTACCACAGGGCACTCTAGAACTTCCTTCTTAACCTTGAAGGATTTCTTCTTTGGCTTCTGTTCTTCTGACATTTATATTACCGGTGCGACCCCTAAAGCAAATAGGGCCTTCAATTTTATTTATTCAAATTGCTTCTTGATGACCCTTTCCAAGAACACTACAATGTCTTTAATCTCTAGTTTATTGGCATCTGTAATATATATATATGATTCAATGGCATAATAGAGGTTACGAGCTAATAGACTAGAGGCTGGATGATCTTTAGCAATAACCTCATATATACGTATAATATGGTTTTCTGCTTCTTCATTTAGCCATTTTCCGAAATGATATGTACCCCATCTTGCTCTTAACGCATCCTCAACGTGAATACTAAGTTCTTCTACAATAGTCGCCATTTGTAGGATAAACTATTCTAATTTTTAAGTAACTAACTAGATATGTCATCATACCCGGCACTAGACCAAAGCATAATTACCTTAAAGAAGATGTTACGGTCTAATAAATTAACCGCTCAAGAAGATAAAGAAATACGTGCAGAAATTGAGATGCTCTATGAACTCTGGAAAAAAGAATATGAAAAGAGGATGGTTCGTGATGGTATAAGCATGTACGGTAGTTATTTTGACGTGGCACATTTACACTAAAACGTGAGATCAGATCATATCACACCTCTATTTCTTGAATTTACCCTTCTTGAATGCAGCCTTAGCCTTCAATCCGGCTTCGAATATCTCTCCCGCCTCCTGCGCAGTCAACTCTTCTATGTTAGTACCCTTAGGGATACTAACATACTGGGGTTTCGCACCTTTACCTCCGGTACCAGTATCCATTTTTTGTAAGTAAGGACCGTAGGGTCCAGTCTTTATTTGAAAGGGTCCAAGGGTTCTGCTAGGATTTTCTTGCTTAGCTAGAATCTTTGCTGATATGGATTCAAGATCATCATCTTCTGTCATATTGACTCTCACACCATTCCATTCTGCATAATGGCCATACGGTCCCTTTTTCTTAAAGATTGTATGGCCATTCCATTCTCCAAGTACATCGCCCTGTTTCTGCTTTGTAGTCTTGTCAATATGGCTTAAGACTTCTGCTTCAGTAATATCTTGAAGGCCCTTCTTAATATCTGCTGGCCATCCATAGAATATGACATCATCTTTTGTAGCACCCTCCTTTAACAATAGTGGCCCTTTAGCTGTTAGGACTGCAATCACTCCAGGAATATCTGGAAACTCCCGACGCCGATTATTTGTCCCGGACACAATTGTAGCCGATTTCATTTCCTCATATCTATCTTTGTAAGATCCCCAAGTATCTGACAGAACAAGTTTCCAAGCCTCTTTACCTTCCGCGATCTTATCAAGACGCTTTTCCATATTCGCAGTAAAGTCATAGGCAAATAAATCCGGGAAGTGTTTCACAGTAAATTCAAAGACAGACTTGCCAAGAGGTGATGGACACATCCGGGCCTTCTCTCCACCTTTCTTCAAGCTGAACTCTTCAGACTTAGGGGGCCATTGCCCAAAGGCAGTGAGGTGATGTACTCTTGACTTTTCCACCTGAGAAGGTATGTCTTTGATTTCTACGTAGGTCTTCTCAACTAGAGTTGCAATTAGGGATGCAAAGGTTGATGGGCGTCCTATACCCCTCTTTTCAAGATCTCGTACCAAAGATGCCTCTGTATATCTTCCCTGAGGCTTTGACTCTTTTGGTTCTGCCTTGAGCTGCTGCCATTGAATGGCCTGACCAGGTTTCAATGCTTCTGCAACCTTCCAAGCCTTATCGCCCTCCTGTTCCTCAACTACCGCGTCATCCTTATCATCACCATTATTGGCTAATGAGATGGATGTGTCCTTGTCATCAGCAGCCTTCCAACCCGGGAAGATTATCCTCTTCCACTTTGCTTGCCAAGGTAGCTGCCCTTCATCTCCCTCAGCATTGAATATGACATCCCTACTTTCACCTTTTGCTTGAGACATAACTGATTGTATCGCGCGCAACCAGATTAGTCTATAGACCTTATGATCCTGAATACCCCAGTCCTCTGACTCTGGAAGCTTCATGAGGTCAAAGTGAGTCGGGCGTATTGCCTCATGAGCTTCTTGTGCTTGAACTGCCCCCTGATTTCCCCCTGCAGCTTTCTTCTTAGGAGTGTCAGGCCCTAAATACAGTTTCCCCCACTTGGATTCAATGACTTTTCTTGCATCCAATACTGCTTCTTCACTGATTGTGGTCTGATCAGTTCTCATGTAAGTAATATGACCAGACTCATACAGTTTCTGAGCGATTTGCATTGTCCTTTTTGGAGAACAGTGATATAGATTACTAACCTGTTGCTGTAGTGTACTAGTCATCAGAGCCAAAGGTGGATTTTCCGTCCAAGGCTTTGTAACTGCAGAATGGATAGTCGCATTTTTCTCATTTGAATGGTTCTCCAGATAATTCAGCGCAGATTCTTCGTCGCTCAGCGGGTCTATCATAGAAGCTGGCCATCCATTCCATACTCCCTTAATTGTCCAAGACAGTTCTGAGGTGAATTTTTCAATAGATGCCTCTCTCTCACATACAAGTCTTAGTGCAGGTGTCTGACACCTTCCCGCACTTAGAGCTGCCCCCCCTCCCAAATTTTTCCAGAGTAATGGTGAGATAGTGAATCCAACCATCATATCAAGCATTGCACGAGATTGCTGAGAATGCACGCGATTCATGTCAATGACTCTTGGTTTAGATACTGCATCAAGTACTGCATTACTTGTTATCTCGCGAAATGCAGAACGGGGGTTCGTCTTAGGATCAAGCTTTAGTAATACTGCAAGGCTGTATGCTATTGCTTCCCCCTCACGATCATCATCTGAGCAGAGGATTACCTTAGTGGCATCTTTTGCAGCGGCCTTGAGATTAGCAATAGTCTTTGCCTTTTCCTTCATGAACTCATATGTAGGTTCAAAATTCTTCTGAATACCTACTGAGTTAATATCCTGTACGAGTGAGCGAATATGACCCATAGACGCGATAACCCTGTAATTGGATCCCAGGAATCCTTGGATTTTAGAGCATTTAGCAGGCGATTCAACAATCAGTAGGTTCATGTGTGTAGTTTAGCACATGCGCATTTAGTAATTCATTTTTAGTGGTAGAGCATAATTAGATGGATAGACCAAATACGTCTTCCGAAGGTTCATTATTTGAGTTGGTTGCTAGGGGGCAGAAAGATAAATATTTTATGAGTCCGGAAAAGACTGCATACGTACCGTTTTCTTACAATATGGACACTTGGCCTGCAACTCTTGATGAGACCAGGCAACATCAGCCGATGAATATGGTTGACTTTGGTCGTACTGTGGAATGGGAACTAGACACCTTTGGCGATTTGTTAGTGGCAGCATCATTCCGTATCGATCTTCCATCGTGGCTACCTATTGCAGTTGCACCTCTTAATAAAAAATCCATTATAGCCGACGCGTCAGGTACACGATATGGGTATACGCGTGGAATTGGCGCCTTTCTGTTTGAACAAATACAGTTCTACCAAGATCAGCTTTTGCTACAGGAGTTTTCAGGAGACTTCCTGTATGCATGGGCACACTTACATGGTACACTCAATCAAGAGACACTGGCTTTGAGTGAATTTGGATCACATTCAGGATCCCCTCAGGATATACAGAGGAATGCAACACCAAATAGGCTTACATTACGACTACCGCTGATAGGCTGTAGTAATGTGGACGATGGGGGGTTCCCTTTTGTTGCAGTTCCAGGACAAAAGTACAGAATTCGTATTAAGATAAGACGACTTGAAGACCTTGTAGAGGCATCAGATAATTCAATCAAGCCAGCTCCCTGGAACAGGAGTGATCTCAGACAGACAGGGGCAGATGGTATTACTACGCCTATTGTACCTTATACTAGAGAACAGATTGGTAAGCCACTGTTAACTTTAGAGACTACTCAGCGATATGTTCGTCAGGATGTACAAGAACTTCTTAAGGTTACATCTAATCAGATCCCATTCATAAGGCCATTTGAAAATGTTCTGAGTCTGGATTCTGCAGATTATATTGCAGTTGAAAAGGGTGTAGCATCATTCATAACAAAGCGTATAGACGGAAGGCATCCAGCAGAGTCTATAGTTATAATGTTTCAATCAGACTATTGGATTGAAAGGAACCAGTTGTGGAACCTTATAAATCCACTTAATAACTCTACATACTATAACACGATTAAGTTGCTTGTAGCAGGTAGGGAGCGTGAATCCGAGTGGGATGCAACGGTTTGGGGGGGAGTATCACCGTATACGAAATCTGAGAAGTGCCCTGGCATTCCTTTGAGCTTAATATCATTTACATACGGCCCATCATTTGGTTATAGGGCTCCTGAAAAAAGGAGGCCATCGGGCAGTTTGAATTTCTCAAATGCAGATAGGCCTACATTATGGTTAAATATTACTGATACCTTACCAGCATCAACTGGTAAAAAGAAGGTTGTATTAAGAGTTGTGACTGTTGGATGGGGTCTTTATGATGTTAAAGACAATCGTGGTACACTAGTATTTTCTAACTAATCTTCCTTCTTCTCATTATCAATCTCGTCAATAATACCTCTAAACTGGCTAATGAGCTCATGAACTTTAGTAGTTTCAGGCTCTGGTCCATCCTTATAGACTGATTCAACTGATATATCTGATATATCAGATACATCAGAATCGTTGGAATCCCTTGATGTATCACAGTCACTATCCATTTCATCCTTTAGTAGTTTGTTTGTTATACAGCGACGCGTGTAGTCAAGGAACGTATATACATAGTATGAGAAACATGCCCAACCTCCGATATATGCAATAATCGTCAATTCAAAGCTTACTGAACCTACAATAAGGATAAGAAAGCCAATATTGCTAATAATAAAGCTTGTAAGACCGAGTCTTGTATCTGGAATAATTCGCTTGTTATTATTCCTGCTACATTCAACCATATCAGTATCTGATGTGTCTAACAAGTAAGAATACCCAGTCATAATGATATACACTAGCGCATTCGAGCTAATTCGTCAATTTTATGCATTGAATTGCTTAAAGTTGTAGACATAACAATATATATACTAGTTTCAATATGACTACATCATATCGTCTTGAGCTTGTTGTGACTAAAGAGGGTCAGTCATATTACCCCCCAGTGGGTACTGTAGAGAAACTATCTTCAGACAATGCGGGGTACGATTTGAAGGTTGTTGTAAATCAAGTGCCTACGGATACCGCAAAGCTTGTACCTCTTGGTGTAAAGGCACGTATGGTTACCCTTCCAGATGGGCAAGATTGCCATTTCACACTTGAGCCTAGGTCTTCCATTTATAAGACTGGATTCATGATGGCAAACGGTAGGGGTATCATCGATAAGACGTATCGTGGACAATTAATGGCACCCGTGATTACAGTGAGTTTAATTGGTCAGACTAGTATTGAGGCAGGCACCCGATTGTTCCAGATTATTGCACCTGGATTAGGTCATATCGCAGAAGTTGCCTACGTAGACTCCTTGCCAGATTCAGTGCGTGGTGAAGGTGGATTTGGAAGCACTGGGAATAAGTAGATGGACTTGAGGACAAAAAACGCATACGGTACAAGTCAACCAAGGGGGTCTGCAACAACCTTGATTGATTTGGTCACAAGAGATGACCAAGATGCTAATTTTTTCCCAACAAACGCAAAGACCACTAGGTTTACACGGGACGAGGGTGTACGAACCGTACCATTTTCCACCATTTTCCGCGAATTTACATTTAGGGGGCCTGCTGAATTTGGTCAGACCTTTACATTTGAATTGGGGCATACTGCATGTGGAGACCTAATACAGGGTCTATTCATACAGGTGCGCCTAGGTGATTGGCTCACGTCTCTTGATAGGGAAAGGCTGAGATGTGGACTGTATGAATTTTTAGAAAAAAAGACTGCATGGACATACATTAATTCCTTGGGTACCGCATTGCTTAATGAGGCAACCTTGGAAGTAGATGATCAGATTTTAGAAAAGATAACCGGTGATTCTTCTAATGTAGTCTCACTATTATTTCCAGATCTCAATACTCAGATTGGTATGGCAGACGTAAATGGACGTGTTAGCATGCCTGAATTAAAAGCTTGGACTGGAGCCACATCTCTTCCGACTGATGACATGTGGATAACAATACCTTTACGTTTTTCATGTCTAAGGGAAAGGCTCACGGCAACCTTCCCTTTAATTGCATGTCGCGATGGAACTGTTAGAGTGCGAGTTTCACTAAAAAATTTTGATGAGGTTGTAAGGAGTGTGTCTGGTGTAAAAGCTAATAAAGAGACTCCAATAAACCGCGAATTCAGACTCTATGATTTAAGATTTCCTAGTACAGGTAAAAGGCTTTTTAACGTGAATTCGGTGGTATATCCTCCTAAATTAAGGAGCATTCAGCTCTTAACTCATGGGGTATTCGTGGACGGGCCCTATCGTGATATGCTCTTACGGCAAGCATTTGAAAGACCTTTTCGTGAAATACAGCATTTTGACTTTAATGAACCACTGAAGTACCTGGTGAATAAGTCAGGTAGTGATAGTATTACAATTCAATTACCACTGGAGGCAAATCAACCAATAGAGGAGATAGTATGGTTTTTAAGGAGGAAATCTTCTATTACACAGAATAATGACTGGGTTAATTATTCTTCTACTCTTGAAAGTGAATATCACCCAATATTTGCACCCTTAGAACCCCTTTTAAAACATGCTAAACTTCAAGCCAATGGTATGGATATAATATCACAAGATGAAGCGTGGTTTCGTTCTCATATATCTAGAGCTCATAAAGGGGGTAAGGTAGCATATGATTCATTTATATATGGATATTCATTTGCAGACCACCCCGCTGAACATAATCCTTCAGGAAGTATTAATGCAAGTCGTCTGAGTAATCTTCGTTTAACTCTTGAAGTCAGACCACCTATTCAGAGTGATGTAGTGGGCGTAAATACCGAGTGGGAAGTCCACGTGATGGTTTTTGCATTTCAATGGTTACGATTTGAGAACGGTATATGTAATAAGCTATTTATTGATTAAAAATTGACGAGTCCAAAAGCTACTAGTATATATACTTTAAGAAAGATGTCTACAGGTAATTCTGAATTCACTGCAGACTTCTTTGATCAATCATCTGCAGCTTGGATGGCCAACAAGAAGCGGAAGGGGCAGAGTCTTGTGTATATCTGCACAGGTGTATACAAGAATGGTAACAAGTGTAATAATGCAGTGTTGTCGTGTCAAGACTTCTGTAAGGTGCATCTAAAGAAACCTAATAAGCGCGAATTAAAGGTAAACAAAGAATGACAAAATAATAGTAAGAGAATGGTGGCAAGTCTATTAAAAATCATATCCACGGGAATGCAGGATGAAAGACTACAACCACTTAAGGGTCAGCCAGATCTTAGTGCCTTCTTAAAAGTGCTCATTAGGACAGGTCGCTACGCCACTAATTGGACTCGTATTGATTTTGATACTTCTCCTGACTTTGGTAAGTCATCAATTATTCGTTTACCTACGAAAGGTGAGATGATCGGTCGTATTTTTTTAGTTACTAATATGCCAGATATTAGTACTATACAAAAGACTGCATATTATTCACGTAAACCCGCATTTATAGCAAACTCAAATTACACTATATCAAATCAGTTCAGTGGAACTAATTATGTGAGCTCTACAAGTTATATCTGCCCTATATCTGGTGGCAACCTAGGTATTGCTAAGTTCAGAGGTATACAGATTGATGACATGAGTCTAGGGGATACATATACTTTAACTGCGTATTTAGCTCCAGGCGCTACAGGAACCATAAGTTTTTCAATACTACTTACTGATAAACCTCTAAATAATGATCAAATAAGCTTGTTGAATAAAGATACATATTACTTAGTTGGAGCAGGAAATAATTTGATATATTCCTATGATGGTATTAACTGGGCAGATATAAATTTAGTCACCAGTTTTTTCATAAATAGTATTAATTC